GATACAATGGGTGAACTAATCTCTGGTAACTTTGGTAAAATCTCTAACGTCTTTGCTGATGAAGACGACGATAACGCAATCACAGCCGGTATTAAAACCGGCTTTCCTATCTTGGGCTTTAAGGGGAAAACATGGTCGATCCGCTATCGCGGCGAAGTATTTCCGCTTATGCGCGATGATGGCGATGGCCCTCGTGGCTCTGTTGATGTAGTTATTTTGAAGTCGTCTGAGCATGTAGCCAAGTTCTGGTACGAGCGTGGGTATGAGGAAGGTTCTGTTGAAGCTCCAGATTGCTTCTCCACGAACGGTCTTACTCCCGATCCTAGCAGCAAGAAGGCGCAGTCTAAGACATGCGCGCTCTGCCCTAAGAACCAGTTCGGTTCACGGATTACCCCGTCAGGTAAGAAAGGCAAAGCATGTAGCGATACGAAACGCATTGCAGTCACGCCAGTTGGTGACTTACACAACGAGACCTATGGCGGCCCTATGCTGCTTCGGGTTCCTGCTGCGTCACTGAATGACATGGCGATGTATGCGCAGATGGCCAAGAACGCTGGGTTCAAAACCTTTGCGATTGCGACGAAGATTTCTTTCGATGCTGATCAGGCGTATCCAAAGCTGAAGTTCAGTGCAATACGCCCTCTGAAAGATGACGAAGCGCAGGTCGTACTTGATCTACGTAACAGCCCACAGATTGATCGTATCCTGCAGGAGGAAATATCTTCTGACGAGCCGGTAACTACTGAAGCTGCTACGTCTTTCTTTTCAGAGCCGCCAGTAGAAGTTGCGCCAAAGGTGGAAGCGCCTAAACCATTTCCAAAAGTGGAAGCGACTAAGCCTAAAGTAGCTGCTCCCAAGAAAGCAGCGCCTCCTCCCCCTGTAGTTGAACAGGTTGTCGAGAAGGTTATTGAGACGGTTCAGATTGAAGACGACATTACATTTGATGACGATCTGGACGCACAGCTTGATGCGCTGCTACCAAAGCGCTAACGTGGGTTAGCCGGGGGTGATCACCCCCGGCTTTTTCACCCTGCAGGATTAAGAAAATGAACCACACCGATGATGACCTGCGTAGATTTTTTAACGCCATTCTTCCTGTCTCCACTGGCGACCACCTGAGTATTCACTGGGGCTTCGATATTGAAGGACGTAAGGGGTTAGCTGGCCGCGCGTATAAAGGCGTTGATGAACTTATTGGTGCGTCTAAATGGGCCAATCGTATCGCTGCCCATAGCGGTGTCTATCATTGTGTAAGCTCACAGCTTACAGCGAACGGTAAGAAAGCTAATCGATTAGGTACAAATATAACAGCTATCAAATCTTTGTTTCTTGATATCGATGCTGGTGAAGGTAAGTCATATTCCAACAAGAAAGAAATACTGCCAGCCTATGCACAATTTTTAAAAGACAGTGGCTTTCCGCCAGCTTCGATTATCGTTGATACAGGACATGGATTACACTTTTACTGGCCGCTTACCTCTGAGGTAAGCCCTGATGACTGGCAACCTGTCGCTGATGCACTTGCCGAAGCCACGAGACAACATGATTTAAAATGCGATACACAAGTCACTGTTGACCGATGCCGTATTTTGCGTACGCCGGGAACAATGAACTTAAAGCATGAGCCGCATGTTGAATGCCGTATATTGCGCATGGTCGAAGGCGCTACCTATGATCTGGATGAACTAAAAGACAAGCTAGAGCCTTACAAAGTAGCACCAAGAGCGTCTGCAAATAACGCAGTTAGTATGGTGGCTAATCTCCCGCAGCTTACTCCGCTGCAAGAGGACGACGAACTCGCTGCGGGTATCCCTGTAGCAAAACGACCACACATCACAGACGTCGCAGCAGTCTGCCCATTTGTGGAACAGGCGCTTACCACTGGAGGTAAGGATTTCCAAGAGCCGTTATGGCGTTCGTCCTTAATGGTAGCTGTGTTCACTGAAGGTGGGCGTAATGACGCACACAATATGTCGTCTGGCCATGCAGACTATGATGAAGCATCTGTAGATGAGAAGTATGACCGTGCAGTCTCTGATCAAAGACAGAAAGACTTAGGTTGGCCAAGCTGCGCTGCCATCCAGAACGCAGGATGCACTCTCTGCAAGAAATGTATCCATGTCAAAGATGGTAAGTCACCCTTCAACTTTGTGGTGAATAAGTATTCAACTGCTCCAGCCGTGTATGTCCCAACAGTGGACTTACCTGAGGGGTATGTTCGAGACGCTGACAATTTCGTATCGAAGATCGTAGTAGATATGCAAGGTGGCCAGACCCCGGTACGTGTCTTTGATTACCCTGTAAGAGAGCCATGGTTGAAGCGTGACCCATGGGTACTACACTTCACAGTAAAGATTGGTCTTACTGAGACGGTGGTTATGCTACCAAATGCCAACGTCACAAAAGATCAACTATTCAAAACCCTGCAAACGCAGGGAATGATGATCAAAGATTACCAACAAAAAGCAGCGAGGGAATTTTTCATGGGTTGGATCGCTCATCTTCAGACCTTGAAAGATGCGACCGTCTCGAATGCTCCTTTCGGTTGGCATGACGGTGATAGCGGCGGCATAGAAGGATTTAGTTTTGGTGGGCGTATGTGGACGGAGAAAGGGGATAGACCTTCTGCCATATCTGATCCGATCATTCAAAAGCATTACACGCCAAAGGGTGATATCCAGCCGTGGTTCGATAGCCTTGCACTGATTGAAGGAAGACCAGAGTTAGAAGCGCTAGTTGCAACAGCGTTCGGGGCTCCGCTGATCGCACTAACTGGCCACCCCGCTGGTGCTTTGTATTCTAACTACAGCCAAGAAAGCGGCGTAGGTAAATCTACTGCTCTGAAAATTGGATGCTCTGTTTGGGGGCACCCGATCAATGCGCTGCAGGGTGTTGACGACACATCCGTCAGTGTTATGAACCGCATGGGGGCGCTCAAATCCCTGCCGCTGTATTGGGATGAATTACAGACCGAAGAAGCTGCGACAAAGTTTACGCAGCTTATATTCAGTCTTACGCGAGGCCGTGAGCGTTCTCGCATGACATCGGATATTACACAGAGAGAAACGGGCGGCTGGAAAACGCTCATGGTATCTGCATCAAATGATACTCTGATCGACTACATTACATCGCAAACGAAGACAACAACTGCTGGTATCTTTCGTATCTTTGAAGTTGCTGTGCCAAAGTCTACCGCGAAAAGTAAGATACACGAAGTAGATGCTCAGCACATGTCTGCTAAACTAGATAATAATTATGGACATATCGGATTGCGCTACGCCCAATGGCTGGGAGCTAATAGAAAAGAAATCCAAGAGGAAGTTAGCGAGTTTGCTAAGAAGCTATGGAAAGCAGTGAACGCTCAGCAAGATGAGCGGTTCTGGATCGCTACTATGACATGCGTGTGCATGGGCGCAACATTTGCTAACCGTCTCGGCTACACCAATTTTGACGAGATCGCCATCAACAAGCTCATGCTTAAGACGCTAAAGAATATGCGAAACCTCCGTAAGGATACACATGTTGACCTAACTAATAAGGACAACGTGACATCGACCATGACGCAGTTTTTTAAAGCAGCTTCACGGCATACGCTCTATACGAACCGCATACACATATCCAAAGGTAAGCCGCGCAAAGACTTTTATAAAGTGGTGCGCGACACATCAAAGCTGGAGAGCGTACATCTTCAGTTCGGCGCTGAAGATAAAATTGCAAGGTTCAGTACGTCATACTTTACTGAATGGTTAGGAAAGAAGGGGGTGTCTAGGCAGCTATTTAATCAAGCCCTGAGTAAGCAATACGGCATGAAACCAGTCGTCGGCATCTTAGGCGCAGGTACTCAGTTCACAACAGTAACTTCAGAATATCTTATCCAAATAGATTTAGCCGGAACCGATCTAGCGGCTTATGCGAGTGGAGATAGTGATGACATACAAGAACCCGAACCCGAGGGGAACACAATCGAAGCAGACGCTTAGAATAGAAGAACTATTACTAGCTGGCGTACCTCCAGCTGAT